AAAGAGAGGCATACGAGGATCATTCTGTTTCATAAAGCTGTTGTCAACTGCATCGGCTTGCTGTTTCGATTTATTCTCATAGTAAGCTTTACGTTGTGCAACAAACTCTTCTGGGATCTTGCATAATAATAGTCCACCAATTTCAACGCCTTCTTTAAAGCGAGAGTTTTGGTCAACCATTATTCTCATTTCAGGGTGGTCCGCTAATTTAACGGGTTCCCATCCTTCACGCATCTTAGAAGAAACATTTAGATTATCAGCGTCGTTAAGAAGACTTGTTCTAATCCATCGATAAGCCCAACCAGGTACCTTTTTAAATTCAGGTAATAATGAGGCAGGTTTCCAGCTATCAGGTCTTTGAAATTCTTCTCTTGTTTGTAATTCACGATCTTGTCTGTTGTTATCCATTTGCGTTCTCCAATTTTAAAGTTTCTCTTGCATATTGCTCCGGTGTTAGACCAAATTTCTTGGCTAACGCTACTTGTGTCTTCGTCAATCGTACTTTTTTAGGCGCGGTACTACGCGTTGCCGGGGCAACTACAGTCGAAGGTTTTGTGCGCTCGGCGGGTTTTTCCTCGTCTAGCGTTGCATCCCCAAAGTATTCTGGGAATCGTTTCTGCATCGTACCATCGATACGACGATAATATTCGTCAGAGGTAGGACTGATCCCGCTTCTAACTAATTTTTCATGTAAGCCTAATGCAAGGCTTGTCATTTCTTCATCTTGTCCAAACCAATCATTCTTTTCTTGCCAAGCAAGAGCTTTATTATCTGGTTTAAACGGTTGATTTTGATTTTGTTGTATATATACAGGATTTTCTGGCTCTTGTAAAGTATTTTTAAATCTAGGCTCATATTGCTGAGCTTGAGATAGGCGCATTTGCGCGTCATTCATACGTTGTTGAGCATCGATAATTCGATCAGTTTCACCTGCATTATACGCCTCACGATAATCTCGTTTAGCTGAATCTAATTGCTGTTCTAGCGAATTTTTAAGCGTTTGAATATAAGTCTCTTCACCACTTGTTAAAGTAGTTTTTAACCTTTTGTTTTCTTCCGCAATTTGCTGAGCAAATCTAATTGCTTCTTGTCTTTCACGGTCAGCAGATTCTTTAGCACGTCTTTCGTCATGCCAAACTTTTTTAAGCTGAGCCATACGTTGTTTAACACGTTCAGAATAATCTTCTAATGTGTCATTTTCTAGTTCTTCGACTTTTTCTTTAGGTAAAGGTTCTTTACCTCTATCGGCAACAGGAATGTCATCGTCTGTAATTTCAAGATCAATGTCGTCTGCTTTTGTTTCTATTTTAACTTCGTTTTTTTCACTTTGAGTGAAAACTTCTTTTTCTTCAGCAGGTTTAGCCGCTGGTATTTCGTCATCGTCTGGATATTCAAATACAATATCACCATCTTTTACGTCAGCCATTTAGTTCTCCTTATGCGCGAGTATAGCCACGAGGATCTTCAACAACCCCCTCGACTGTATCGTCGTTAATAATGCGGAATTCTCTTCCGTGGATTTTAAATCTTGTACCTGCGTATGCACGTGTCAAAACAAAATCACCCTCTTTACACCATGGACCTGTAGGAAATCTAACTTCATCTTTATAAGCTAGGTCACCTACTTTTACTACAAATAAAACTACAGTCGAATGTTCCTCTATAGATTTAGCGCCAGCTGCTTTAACAATACCGCCTTTATATGTTTCCTCTGCTTCTGGAATTGCACATAAAATTCTATAGCCTTTTGGTTCTGGAAGCTGTAAGCCTCTTTCTTCAATTGGTATATCTTCTGCATTTACTTCATTTACTGTTGGAATAATAATCGGTCGACCATTAGCATCAACCAAGTTTTTATTCATCGTAAGGATTTGTTCACTCATCTTCAAACGTCTCCATTCTTTGTGCGAGGTCTTTAATCAAACTTTCTGCTACGGATAAACCTCGAATATATCCGGTCATATTTTGGTACGAAGCAAAATCTTTTGCCGCTCCGTCTCCTAAATTTATTAAAACTGTTTTGCGCTGATCATCTATTCGAGACAATAATAGCTCTAGCGTTTGGTCCATGTGTTACTCCTTAGGTTGTTGATTCCTTTGTTTATTTTGTACAACTTGTATACCGAGCTTAGCGCCTTCCATGATTTGTTTAGCTTCTAGTTCTTTGTTAGCCATCACAGTGTCAGCACCTAAATTAGCACCTGCAATACGTTCTTGTGACTCGATACGCATTTTATCCAACTCAAGTCTAGCTTGTTCAATAGAAATATCAGCTTGTGTTTTTTGTTGTTTAATTTGCAAGTCTTGAGCTTTAAGTTGTAACTCTTGTTGTTGCATTTGTAGTATAGGATCTTGTTGCTGTTGTTGGATTTGTTCTTGTTGAACTTCTGAAGCAGATTTAGCTGCAAGTTTCTTAGCCGCTTCCGCCATCACTTTAGACAATTCAAACTCTATATCTTCCGGTAATGTTTCATCAGGTTTAGGTAGTGGAACACCTAATTGTTCTTCCAATTGTCTTCTATACTCAAACGCTACGTGTTCATTAATATGTGCCATAGCTGCCGCTTGAATTGCGTTTGCTTGAGGATTTTGTCCAACAAGTTGTAGGATCTTCGGATCTTGCATAGCTGACATGTGCACTTCAATATGCGCTTTATGGTCCTGATAAATAAATGCTTTGACAGGTTTGCCATTAATAATTGCCATATTTTCTGACACAGGATCTTTTGGTGTTTGGTCATCAGATGATGGAATAAGCTTGTTAATATTTTTAACACCGAGCACTTCTAACATTTGTTTATTAAGTTCTACTTGGTCATAGATTTGTGGATTAGCTTGTGCCATTTGCATCACAGCTTGATACTGAACCACTTTCTGTGACATCGTTGCAGCATTAGGATCACTAACTGGAATTACATCTACGTTATCATAGTCAGATTGTTTAGCACGTCTACTACCTACTTCGGGTTCATATGAATACTCTGTTGGAGTGTAGTCACGAATAATACCTTTAAGTAATTTAAACTCTTGTTTCATTGCATAGTAAATACGCGCTTGTACTGCACTCATTACTTTGAGAGTTCTTTCTAAGATAGCTAATGTAGTACCCACTGGGCTGTTAGCCGACATATCTGATACTTTCATATCAGCCGCTGATGCAAAACGTCGTCCTTCTTCAATGATTTGATTCATCAATTGATTTAGAACTTGGCTTGGCTCTTTGTAAGGAAGCGGTAAGATGTTGTCACGCACTGCACCACTTGGTACATCTACGTCACGCCATTCACCTGGTGCAATCGGTGTATCATCGCCTTTAATGCGTAGACCACGAGACTTAAGACCGCCTGGTAAATTAGCTAGTGTACCTGCATCAACTAACTGACGAAGTATCATCGTGCCTGACTTAGCAAACGCACCGATCAGATGAATTAAACCGAAACAGTAAAAACCGAATCCTGGTATGTATCCGTAGTGAACGAAGTGTTGACGCTTAGCTTTTAATTTATCGTCTGGATTCCAATTACGACGAATTGCTAATATAGTACCTGTACCTTTTTCAATCGTTATTACGTAAGGTAATGCAATGCCGTCTTCACTGTCACCATTTTCTAAATCAAGATTAACATGCATTTCTAAGATTTTATATCTGTCATCTTCTGTCGGATTAAATCCTAACTTCTCTGCAATCTTTTTCTCTGCTTCATCAATATCTAAATATGGTTCACCTAAATCTACATCGCGATAAAAACCTGCAACTTGTAATCTATGTAATTCATTTTTTGTTTTACGCATCACATGAGTAACACGTTCTGCTGTTTCTAAATTAGATGCACCGTATGGAACTACGATATCTTCAGCAGGAACATACATCGATACTTGGCGTTCAATGTTAGGATCGTAATAAACTTTTTTAAATGAGTTACCAGATAAACCTAGTCCCCATAACATGCGTTCATGTTCAGGTCTGTACTCAGGCATCATGTCCGTGAGTTGATAATTCATATCATCTTTTACACGTTCGGCAGCGTCTTCTTTTTCTTTTGTTTGCTTGCCCACAATTACTGTTTTAACTGGGCCTGCGGCGGGGAATGTTTCCATCATAGTTTCAGCTTGGAACTTAACCAGCGCTTCTGTCATTAAGGGATGATATACATTACATGCGCCAGGCCACGGTTCTGTTCTGTCTTCTACTTTAAGACCTAATAACTCTAATCCGTCTACGTAAGTAGTTAACCAATCTTTTCTTGAATTAATATCGGCATCATATTCGCCCATTAAATCACCTGACAACTCAGTCAACTGACCTTCGTCCATATCGTCTGCTAAGTTTGCATTGAATTCATCACCAGCAACATCTTTGCCTGGAACGATTGTAATTTCCATGCTCCCGTCATCAAGCGTTACACTCTCTGGGTTTTCAATCTCAATAGAAAGGTCTGGTTGACCCATCGCTAATTCTTCTAGGCCTTGAGGAGCTTGTGCTAAACTTTTATCTATATTGTCTGCCATAATTAATCCTTAAATTGCGTATAATCTGTTTCGAGAACTTCTAAATCCTGGTATATCTTCAGGCTCATCACTTGGTAACCTAATAAACCCACCTTGTCTAAACCGCATCAATGCTAGTGTTGTGCTATCCACCAAGTCATCATTAGCACCACTAGGAAAATCATTACACTCTTCAATAACTTCTTTAGCCCATCGTCTATCAGGCGCCCAT